TCCCTCTAAAAAGAATAACCATGGACAAGACATCCTATGAGAATTGGGTGAGAGTCAAAGAAATGTTTGAAGAATCTGGAAACACAGACAATTTTTATTACAAAAGAGCATGTGCTATTGTGAATGGTTCACCTGATCCGCTAGATAGAATAACGGGTAAAAAGAAGTTACAAGATGAGCCACAAGACGACCCACAGGATGACGGAACTGATACCTGAACATCATATTACTGAAAGAAAGTGTCAGGAGATGATTGACGATGCAATACGAAAGCATAATCGTAACGCTGGAATTATTAGTATGTGTGTTGGTTGGGTTGTTCTCGCACTTTTTGCTGAGGGTCTTCTTCGACTCATTGGAGTGATTGAACCTATCTTTCCCTGGTTAAAAATTACGTTACAATAAATCCTTTTAATGAATTATGAATCCAGTAATTTTAATTGGTTGTTTTACACCACTAGTTATTATTTTTATAGTAATGAAACTTGCGGTTTGGGTATCTGCAGTTAACACCGAAAACTCTTATGTCGGAAAAGAACCTCTACGAAAACGAGGACCATACGTGGACAATCCGTATGCAGATGTTGACGAAGAGGAAGAAGAATTTACAGATCGCACAGACTATAGATAAATCACTATATGATTATTACTCAGAACTTGGTTTAGATGTACCAAAATGGAAACGAAAGGATCCTGAATGGTGGCAACAATATTTAATTACACTAGGAATAGATCCAACAAACCCATAATACTCGTACTAACTAATGATGTTACATTTCGCTAGGTTTTGTGGTGTTGTACTAAACAACCCATACGGAATAGGATTCCTCTCCATGAGTTTAGTCTTTGTCCCCATTATTGGAATGTGGGCAGTTCATAAGTATGGATGGGAACATTGGGAACCATTTGACAATGGACATAAACACTAGTATAATTTGTACAAAGAGTGTACTGCATTTAATTATTATTACTTAGATGACTGAATTCAACAAAGTATTTTGTATGGCTCCTTGGGTTCACATGAACGTGAATTGTAATGGTGACGTGTACCCATGTTGTATGTTACCTATCCTTGAGACTGAGGAACATGATGATACTGATAAAATGCTTGATGGAGAGGGATTTAACCATGACAATCCCTTAGATTATATTGCTGGTGAGTGTGATGGTGATCCGAGAGAGTTCAAAACAGGATCTCTGATCAATCAGTCCATGAAAGAAGCATGGAATAGTGAAGAGATGAGAGAATTGCGTAAAAATATGATCGCAGGAAAGAGATCTAGTTTCTGCACTACTTGTTATAAAGAAGAATCTGTCGGTGCCTTTTCCCACAGACAGGGTATGAACAATAGTTATGCACATCACTACAAATACGTTGAAGAAACTAAGGAAGACGGCACATTTGATCGTTTTAATTTAGTCTATTGGGATTTCAGACTTAGTAATGTTTGTAATTTCAAGTGCCGTATGTGTGGACCTGGGTGTAGTTCCGCATGGGAAAATGAAATGCGGAAAGAGTTTGATATTAAAGGGGATTTTCCTCAGATAGATATGAATATGGTACGAGATAACATCGAACCATTGTATGATATTGTAGAAGAGTGTTACTTTGCAGGTGGCGAACCGATGATTATGGATCATCACTATGAAATTCTTCAAGAATTAATCCGAAGAGGTAGAACTGATGTTAGAATCAGATATAATACAAACTTTAGTACCCTTGTATATAAAGGTACTAATGTATTAGACCTTTGGGAAAAGTTTGATGATGTTCAGGTCATGGTCAGTATCGACGGCATCGGTGAAAGGGGTGAACTTGTAAGAAATGGATTCAATTGGAAGAGATTCAAGAGCAATTATATGCAGTTCAGAGAAAGATTCCCCGATAAAAAACTTACCGTTAACTATGTTGTGCAGGCTTTAACTGTATTTCATTCTATGGATGCACAGAAAGAGTTGTACATGATGGGAGCTATTGATGAACCAGATGATTTCTATTGCACTCTCTTACATAATCCAGATTTCTTATCTGTTTGTATTTTGGATAGTGAAACTAGGAAAGAACTCGGTGCTAAGATTAAATCTCACGTAAAAGAATTCCTTATTCCTACAAAATCTCAAGATTCTATAAATCAATACATAAGTGTTTTGAAACTTCTTGCAAGTGAAAAGAGAACAGATCTTATTCCTAACTTTAAAGCATACATGAATGCACTAGATGCTTTGCGTGGTGAAAATACTTTAGAAACATTTCCAGAATTAAGAAGAGTCTTGCAATGATTGATACTAGTAGAGTAAAACATGACGATGATGTTTTTTGTGTTGCTCCTTGGTTGAATCTTGATATTCGTCAGGACGGTGAGGTTAAACCCTGTTGTGTCTCGGAATATACTTTTGGTGATATCAAAGAGAAATCTCTAGATGATGTGTGGAATGATGAACCTATAAGAAAATTAAGAGAGGCATTCTTATCTGGAACTAGACCACAATCATGTGAAGTATGTTGGATCAATGAAGCCTCCAATAAAAGTTCTTTGAGACAGGATTTGAATCAATTCCTGAATCGAAAAGATCAACAATGGTCAAAACCTGAGTATAAAAATCATATAATTAATGACACAAATGACGATTTTACCGTAAAAAAGCCAGGTTTTATTCACTGGGATGTCAAACTCTCCAGTAAATGCAATTTTAAATGTAGGATGTGTAGTGAAACATCCTCTTCTAGTTTTGAATTAGAACAAAACGGGTTTATTTCTGGCAGATGGGATGCTGAAGAAGTAACTTTTGAACAAGTTCAACCATATATTCCAATGGTTAAACATCTTTACTTCTCTGGAGGTGAACCGTTAATCATCGATGCTCACTATAAGATCTTGGATGAAGTGATTCGTCTTGGTAGAGAGAAAGAAGTAACACTGGCATATAATAGTAACTTCAGTACATTGGTGTATAAGAAAACACATATCTTCGAGTATTGGGAAAAATTTAAGGATGTAGAAATCCATATTAGTATTGATGGAACGGCAGAGAGGGGAGAACTAATCCGTAAAGGATTTGATTGGGAAAAATTCTTATCTAATGCTCAGGATTTCTGTGACAAGTTCCCCAATAAAACTCATAGATTATACTTTGATACTACAGTTCAAGCACTGAATTTATTCAACGTGATGGATCTGCATAAAGAATTATGGAACAGAGGTCTTATGAAAGACATTGACTATTGTTTCCTCAACTTCCTTCAAGGTCCACGTCAAATGTCAGTATGGGTTCTCGATAGAAAGACTAAAGAAAGAGCAAAGAAATCCATCCAAGAACACATTGATAACTTTTTGATACCTAATAAATCTAAACGAACAGTAGGTTTTTATGAAAGTCTCATTACATATATTGATTTGTATCAAGAACAAAAACTTATCCCATCTTTTCTTGACACAATGAGGCAGTTTGATAAAATTAGAGGGGAATCTACTATGAAAACATTCCCAGAATTTCAACGCATCTGGGACGTTATAAAAGTCCGTAAAGTTCCAAAACATCTTAAGGATAAGGTATAATAAATATGGAAAATACTGAAGACATTGAATTTTTCACAGTTGAACACTGGCAAGAACACTGGGATGAACTTATGGAAAGGGTAGAACACGGGGAAACCATTGGAGTTGAAAACGAAAAAGGAGAACGGGCCGTGATGTTGCCTGCAGACGATGAATTGATTAAAATATATACTGAGTTCAATAACGAAGCTCCCTGAGTTCTGCTTCCTTAGCAATCTGGTGAATGCAGCAAACTCATAATTTGCCTAAGGTGAGTTCGATCCTCACAGGAAGCATTGGGATAGTTCGCAGACTGTCCTCTTGACTCTTACAGTCAAAACCCTTATACTACCAAGGTAAACACACAAGACCAATGGCACTCACTACTAAGTTCAAAGTAAAGGACATTCAAATTTTGAAGTCTGCTGCGAACGGAGATTGTTTTCTCGATGTAAAGAACCCGAAACTTTACAAGAAAGTTCGTCGTTTCTACGAACAGAACGGAATAGTTTTCTCAGGTGACTTACTCGATGATTATGAGATGCTCATGGAAAATCTGTATTCAGATCTACAGTCTGAGGGAGTTCTTGCATCATGAATGATCTAGATCCCAAGTCTGTTGCATCAACAAAGACTACTGTTATTCATGAACGATTGCCTTTTAGGTTTGTTCAAAAGGGTCACATCCAATTGAATGGTCACCCTGATCTAAGACTACAGGAACAAGACTATTACAACCGTAAATGGTTTGATGTTTATCTCTTTGACAATGCAGATCAAATGTTTCTAGCTATTGAAGATCATGAGTATCCTAAGTGGTTGACAGGTAAACCTTGTTACATCAAAGACTCGGTAGGTCGTTAAAACTAGCCCTGGTGCGGATGGGATTACTCCCGCCCTGTTTCTTGTTTCAGGTAAAAAAACAAGTGGCGTGCATGTAAAGACCTCTATCAGACCCTTGACAACAAGGGTCTTTTTTTGTATGATACATACTATGGAAACAACTACAATTTATGTCTGAATATAAGAAGACTGCACTGGTGCTGGGTGCAGGTGGATTTATTGGTTCACATATGGTTAAACGACTACGCTCCGAAGGATACTGGGTGCGTGGTGTTGATCTTAAGTATCCAGAATTTTCTGAGACTGAAGCAAATGAATTTGTTCAGGGGGACTTGCGTGACGTAGAATTTGTTCGTCGTGTCATTCAATATAAAGGGGAACAGGGTAACTTTTATAACTCTGTTCCTTATCGTTATATCCGTCCATTCGATGAGATATATCAGTTTGCCGCTGATATGGGTGGTGCAGGTTTTGTCTTCAGTGGCGAGAACGATGCAGACATCATGCACAACTCTGTGTCTGTCAACTTAAATGTTCTCGAAGAGCAACGTAAACTAAATGAGACCTTTGATGGTGTAAACAAAGAATGGACGGAATGTAATCGTCCTGCACTGGATCAACCTACTAAGATCTTCTACTCTGGATCAGCATGTATGTATCCAGAGCACAATCAACTAGACCCTGATAACCCAGACTGCCGTGAAGAATCTGCATACCCTGCTAACCCTGATTCGGAGTACGGTTGGGAAAAACTCTTTAGCGAAAGACTTTACTTTGCTTACAACCGTAATCATGGGATTCCTGTTCGTGTCGCTCGCTATCACAACATCTTCGGACCTGAAGGAACCTGGGAGGGTGGAAGAGAGAAGGCGCCAGCTGCAATCTGCCGTAAGGTCGCTTACCTCCCGGAGCAGGGTGGAGCAATCGAGGTGTGGGGAGATGGCTTACAGACTCGTTCCTTCTTGTTCATTGATGAATGCATTGAAGCAACTAGACGATTGATGGATAGTGACTTTATGGGACCAGTTAATATTGGTTCTGAAGAGATGGTTACTATCAATCAACTTGTAGAGACTGCTGCTAAGGTTTCTGATAAGGAAGTCTCCAAGATTCATATTGATGGACCTCTTGGAGTTCGTGGACGTAACTCTAACAATGATGTTGTCCGTAGAGAACTTGGATGGGACTATTCCCAAACTCTTGAAGAGGGTATCCGTAAGACTTACGAATGGATCTCCTCTCAGATTGAAGATCGTGTAGAAGTAAAACAACTAGTTACCACCCAATGAAAATTGACATTGTTCGCGACGAAGTAAAGTCACTAGATATTAATCATCTTAAAGCCCTGTCACTCAATCCTAATGACTGGCAGGCCGCAGGTGTCAGTGAGTATCGACTCTATGCATATCTGTCTACTTTCTTTAACAAAACCACTATTTTAGACATTGGTACTAGAACTGGAGGATCCGCCGTCTCACTTTCATACAATCCACAGAATACTGTGCGTAGTTATGATCTTGTAGAACAGGGTGCGAGTACCATTAAAAAGGATAACCTATCATTCTTTATTGGTAACTTCATGGAAGATGAAGATATTGATTGGGATAACGTTTCTATCGTAATGATCGACGTTGATCCTCATGATGGTGCTCAGGAAAGAGTTATGATGGACTGGTTGCGTGATAAGGGTTGGAAGGGTATCATGTTACATGATGACATTGGTCCTGACTGGCCTGACATTCAACTTATGTGGGATGAAATTCCCGAACCCAAAATTGATGTCACTGAGATCGCTCATATGAGTGGTACTGGTCTTGTTAATTTTGGCAATGCACACGAAATTGCTCTTGTTTGATGAAAATTCTTAATCTTGGATCAAGTGGCCAAATTGGTGCTTACTTGACTGAATATCTTCGTAAGAAAGGTCACGAAGTTACTGAGTATGATAAAAACTTGGGAGCACAATACAATCTCTGTGCGATCCCTAGTACGTGGTTGGAAGATTGTATCAA